CTCACTACTGTTGGTGGATATTTGTACATCAATTCAAACGCTACGCTGAAAATTGAATTTCTAAAAAATAAAAATTGGAAATCCGTAGATAATAGATTATTTATTATAGAATCAGAAAAAAATTCAAAAGGAATAAAAATATATTCAGGTTATAATTTAATCGGATTAGAAAAAAATAAGCCTAAAAAGGAGCAATGTTTTGTTTCAGAAAAAAATGGCTTTTTTGCACACGGAGAAACTATAAAAAAATCAGTTTCAGATTTACAATTCAAAATTATTTCGGAAACGCTAAAAAATGAGCCGATAAAAAAAGATACTATTATTGATGTTAAATATTATCGTCTCGTTACGGGTGCGTGCCAACAAGGGTGTGATTCATTTATACAGGCAAATGGACTTAAAAATGATAAATACAAAGCATTTGAGTTGCTTCCAATTTTAGAAAAAGCAAATGCCTATGGCTTGTTAAAGTTTAAATCTCTTATAAATTTTTAAAATGGAAATCCCAGCCGAAATAAAACACAAATTGAAACTTGCAAAAGTTGATTTTCCTGATGCGGTGATATGCTATAATGCAACTACCGAAAGCTTTTTTATCAATTATTTTTCAGCAAATTATTATTCATCAATATTTATTGTAAGATTATGAACTACAAAAATATTTACCACGAAATTTCAGAATCAGAAAGACGTCAGAATATTGAAAACAGTAAAATATCTGCTGAACAGGATAGAAAATTAGATACCTTATTTAAAGGTCGAGTTAATAACTTCTGCCTTGAAACTAACAACCAACAAGTAATTGAGGCATACAACAGAATGATTAACCCCAAGAAAACAGATATATTTTACTCAAAATTTTAACCAATGAAGCCGATTAGTACTAATGAAATAAACCATTTTAATAAATGAAAACAAAAACAAAATTAATGAAAATTGAATTTGGCGTAATGTCGAATAAATATAGCGTTAAATGCGAAAACAAATATATAGGTTATATCGCTATTTTATTGCAATACGCTAACAATCCCGGAATGGTTGCAATATACAGCCCTGATGAATGCAAACAGGACGCTTGGACTAATTTTTCGGGTAAAACAGAAGAACAAATAGAGATTCTATTTAAAGAATTTGGAGGTATGGTAAAATTTATCGAAGCCAATAAAAAAGAAATATCAATTGCGTGTAAAACAATAAAAAAAATAATATAACCAATGAAAATAAAAGCAACAATTAAAACGGTAACCCCAGACTGGCAGTTTACATCTGTAAAAGATTGGCTCAGGTATATTAAAATTCAAGTAAGAAAATAAATAACCCCTAAAAAATAAAACAATGGAAACACAAACGCAAACAGCCGTATTAAACGGAAATTACGAACTAACAAAGATAGTTCATGAATCAGGACTTCAATTAACAGAAGCCGAAGAAATTAAACAATCCTACCTGCCATATTTTGAGCAGTTAGCAGCAATCAAAGAGGATTCTAAAAAAATAAACTTTGAAACACCAGGCGAACTTGATGAGAAGATTGCAAGGGAGTTAAGATTAAGAACTGTTAAGGTTCGCACTGGTTCTGAATCAGTAAAAGAGGATAGAAAAAAAATGCACACCCTGAAAGCTAATGTTGAACAATCATCATGGAATCTGATTAAAAGCACATGCCAACTGGATGAGGAAAGATTTATGCAAGTTGAAAAGAAAAGGGAAATAGCGGAAAAAGCAAGGGCGGAAATGTTAAGGGTTGAGCGAATGGGACTGCTTTCAAATGTAACTGATGCAGGTCTTTATAATGCCGTTGTTGGACAAATGACACAGGATGCCTTTGATTTACTATTGAGTGGATTTGTGTTGGCAAAAAAAGAAAAAGAGGAAAAAGAAAAGCAGTTAGCTATTGAGGCTATTGAAAAAGAAAATGCCGCCATACGTGAAAGAGCAAAACAAGCGGAAGAAAATAAAAGGTTAAAAGCGGAAGCGGAAGCCAATGCTAAAATAATTGCAGAGCAAAAAGCAAAAGCGGACGCTGAATTAAAAAAGGTTGAGGCATTAAGAAAATTGGAACAAGAGAAATCAGATGCTTTACTGGAGGCGCAAAGAAAACAAGCTGCCGATAAATTGGCAAAAGAAAAAGCTATTTCAGATTCTAAACTACAAAAAGAACGTGAGGCAAACGATAAACTGAAAGCTGAACTACAGGCTAAAGAAGATGCAGAACTCAAAGCAGAAGCCTCAAAACAAGCGGAGTTGAAAGCTAAAGAACAAGCAGAGGCAAAGGCAAAGAAAGCGCCGGGAAAAGAACAGTTAAAAAAATGGATAGATGATTTTAAATGTCCTTCTTGCCCTGTTTTATCTGATAAGAATTTGGATAAAAAAGGAATTGAAATACTTGAAAAATTCCACGCCTTTAAAAAATGGGCTAATACTGAAATTGAAAATCTTTAATTCTAAAAACAACATGGAAACTACAACAGAAATAGCAATAACTCAAAACGCTTTCACCGATAATATCGGATTTGAACAAGCGCAAAGAATGGCATTAGCACTCTCAAAAAGTGAATTAATACCCAAGTCTTATCAAGGTAACATACCAAGTACAATGATTGCTTTGGAACTTGCAAAACGTACAGGAGTAAGCCCTATAATGGTAATGCAGAACCTTCATGTTATACAAGGCAGGCCATCATGGAGCAGTTCCTTTATAATAGCAGTCGTCAACTCTTATAAAAAATTTTCAATGCCTTTAAATTTTGAGTTGAAAGGCGAAGGTCAAACAAGAAGTTGCACCGCTTACACTACCGGAATTGATGGTCAAAGATATGAAAGCCCTGAGGTTAATATGGCAATGGCTAATGCAGAAGGTTGGGTAAACAAAGCAGGCAGTAAATGGAAAACAATGCCTGAATTAATGTTGAGATACAGGGCAGCTGCTTTCTTTGGCCGTTTATATTGCCCTGAGTTATTAATGGGAATGCAATCACAGGATGAAATTATTGATGTGTACGCAACCGATGTAACTGCTGAAATTTCCTATGACGATCTAAAAAAGGATTTTGATTCTAAAAAAGAATTTATTGCACCAGAAGAACTTATCCATTGCGAAAGAATAATCAATAACAAAGAAACTAATTCATACAAAAAAGTACAAACAATTTTAAACAAACTATAAAAATGAAAACGATAAACACAAACAAAGAGCGCGTTGGCAACTTTACTTCCAGTGAGATTGTTGCCTTAATGTCAAACGGTAAAGCTGCAAATTCATTGGGAAAACCTGCATTGACTTACATAGAAGAGTGTAATATGGAAAGGCGGTTAATGCGCTCAATTACGGATGATATTAATGCAAGGCCATTAACTTGGGGAAAGTTAAACGAATGGACTGCATTTAATAAACTCGGTATTGAATATTCTTTGACTTCGCAGGAAACAGATTCACACCCCGAAATTAAATGTTGGAAAGGCTCTAAGGATGGGATAAAAGAGGATGAAGGCCGAACCGTAATTGATATTAAATGCCCTATTACTTTGAAATCATTTTGCACAATGGCAGATTGCAAAACCATTGATGAAGTAAGGGAAAACCACAAAGATGGTGACAAATACTACTGGCAGTTAATTTCTAATGCGATTATAAATAATTGTAACAATGCCGAACTGATAATTTATATGCCTTATAAATCCGAATTACAGGATATAAGGGATTTAGCAGCACAAGCACCGGAGGATCAGCTTTTCAAATATTACTGGATTGTCAATAGCCATGACGAGGAGTTGCCACACTTAGTTGATGGAGGTTATTATAAAAACATATATGTCATCCGGTTTGAAGTTACTGAATCGGCAAAGCGGGAATTAACCAATCGTGTAAAAGTTGCTCAATGTATGTTGCAACCATTTTATGTTGCTGAACCTATAACAATTGATTAACAACCTATTCATTAACACTTAACTAAAAATTGAAATTATGCAAACAAAAACTATTCAAAAAAACATTAAGTCAAAGCTACAAGAGTGGTTAGAAACGATTACTGATTCATCTTTGAAATCAGATTTAAAGAATAACATTTTAGTAAGCGGAGGCTCTATTACTTCAATGTTTTTAAATGAGCCAGTAAACGATTACGATGTTTACATAAAAGATAGAAATGTTTTATTAAGACTATGCCAATATTACATAACTCCATTTACTGATATAAAAGTTTTGGATGGACACAAAAAAGATGAAATGGTTTATAAATTAGAAAAAGAATATGCGGGTGTTTCTGAAAATATTTATTTCATTAATAACGCATATTCTATCTCTCTTAGAAATTTAAAGCTTGAGCAAATTAAATTATTTTTTGAATCAGAAAAAGGCGGCATGAAAGTAAATGAATCTATTGCGGAAAAAGATTTAAACTACACCCCATTATTCTTTTCCCCAAATGCAATCTCTCTTTCAAATCAGTTGCAAATTGTTTGCAGATTTCATGGTGATAATGTAGCGATTCATAAGACTTTTGATTTCATCCACGCAACCAACTATTTTACATTTGAAACAGGCTTAGTTACCAATAAAGAAGCCTTAGAATCAATTTTAACGAAACAATTAAAGTACCAAGGATCACTCTACCCTTTAACTTCAATTATAAGGATGAAAAAGTTTATCAAAAGAAATTGGAATATAAATGCCGGAGAGATGTTGAAAATGATGTTCCAAGTTTCAGAATTAGACTTACATCCTGATGTTTTGGAAGAACAATTAATTGGAGTTGATGTGGCTTATTTTTCAAAATTAATTGAAATATTAAGGGGCGTAAAAGAAGAAAAGTTAACCAGCGAATATCTTAATACGATTATTGACAAGGTATTTAATTACGCTAATTTAGAAGATTAATTATGGCAATTATAAAATTCACAGGTAAGCAGAAAACAAAGAAATGCAAAAATTGCAATATTAAAAAAGGAGGTTTGGGTGCGTAACGAAGATAAACTGGCGCAACAAGTCGCTACATGGCTGAACATTCAGCACCCGACTATTATCTACCATTTCGATACTGGAAGCGGTAGCAGAACATCAATAGGGATGGCAATGAGAAATAAACGACTGAATAAATGGCGCGGTTATCCTGACCTATTTATTTGTAAGATTATGAATGGTTATGGTGGGTTATTTATTGAATTAAAGGCAAGTTCACCATTTAAAAAGAATGGAGATGTTAAAAGCGATGTTCACCTTCAAGAACAATTAGCCATTCAAAATAAACTCAAAGAAAAAGGCTATTGGGCAGATTTTGGATGTGGGTTTGAAGATATTATCAAATTAATTAATTGGTACTTAACACCTAATGGAATATTTAAAAATAACTAAATCTTAAAAAACTATGAAAAAGACAAAGCGATTAAGTAAGTTAGACAAAGTAAGAGTTATCATGGAATCGCCTGAAATAATAACCGCTACAAAACTTTTACTTGCCTGTTTTATCGACATTAAATCGAAACACTTTATTATGGGAGGTTTTGAATTAGGAAACGAAAACTTTCAATTAATTTTTAGAAAATTACCGCCGCAAGAAATCCAAGTAACAGTAAAATCAACTGGTGAAACGAAAACACTTAAAAGAAAAAAACAATGACAATGACAAAGCCAACCGAAAACCAACTACTCCTCGAAAAGCTATTAGCCGAACACAAACTTTCAGAGGAAGCCAAAGCAGAGCAAAGAATGAAAGACTTTTTTGCTAATTGCAAAATACCGGTGCCCTCTCAAAAGCTAATTAGGGATAGTTATAATGTTTATAAAAAATTGAAATAATGGAATACTTTTCAAAACTGTATCAACTTTGGAAGCCAGTACTTGACAGCGATTGTGTAGAATCATTGCGAAAATACGGTTACAAAATAAGAATCAAACAAACTAAACTATTTTAAAAGATGAATGTAGTAAGTTTATTTAACGGAATGAATACAGGGAGACAAGCCTTAGAAAACTGTGGATTTAAGATTGATAAATATTACTCAAGTGAATTGAAACCGTATGCCATTGAATTAACTCAATTTCATTTTCCTGATACAATACAGGTAGGTGATGTAACAAAATGGAGAGAATGGGATATTGATTGGAGTAAAGTTAATTTAATATTAAGTGGAAGCCCTTGCCAAGATTTAAGCTGTGCAGGTAAAAGAGCAGGATTGAATGGAAGTAAAAGTAGTTTGTTTTTTGTATTTATTGAAATATTAGAACATTGTAGAAGTTTAAATCCTAACGTGATATTTTTTCAAGAAAATGTTGGTAGTGCTAATAAAAAGGATATTGGAATTATGAGCCGGGCAATGGGCCTTTACCCTGTGAGAATGAACAGCGAATTAGTAACGGCACAATTAAGGGATAGATACTATTGGACAAACATAAGAACTAAAGAAACGATGTTTGATTTGGTTGTTGATATTCCCGAACCGAAAGACAAAAAAATAATGTTGCAGGATATTTTAACAAGTGGAAAAGCTATAATAACAAAACACAATTGCTTAAATACAGATAGTGGCAACACTGAAAAATCATCTCAAAGATATTTAACACATAGGAACGATACAACAGGAATGCTAACATTGATTGATGAAAATGGTTTATTTAGAACCGTAAACAAAATAGAAATGTGCAGACTGCAAGGTTTCCCTGATAATTATTGCGATATATTGACAACGAATAAAGCAGGGAGTTTATTAGGAGATGGATGGACATTGCCGATTGTAGAACATTTTTTTTACTTTTTAAAATATAAAAAATTAACAAATATTTAACCTCACGATTGCGTTTCACTATTATTATTGGTCGAAAATTTGCACGCAATTAAGAAACGGTGGGAGCAATCCGAATAGTCGAAGGAACGAACCTTTGAGCCGTTTATTTTTTTTGTCCAAAAACTAATTTACACAATTAAAACTTTTTTTTACATTTAAAATTTGTAGTTCAAATAATTTTTTTATATTTGTCGCGAATTAAAATTTACAAAACTATCAAATGAAAATTACAATTCACTTTCAAAAAATAAGACTGCCATTTAATAGCGTTTCCAAAGGTTCCTGATAGTACCTGAAATTGCGTTATTACTTGGCGGTTTTCCTATGCCTATGTCAAACTATTCCGAAAAATTAAAAAGCCCAAAGTGGCAGAAAAAACGACTGGAAATTTTACAGCGTGATGAATTTACTTGCCAAAGTTGTCTAAGTAAAATAAACACACTACACGTACACCATTTTGCTTATAAACAAGGATTAGAACCGTGGGAGTATGAAAACGATATGCTTCAAACATTATGTGAAGATTGCCATTATTTAAAAAATTCAAAGTCTATTTCTATGGATATTCACGATTTGTCAAGACGAACTTTAACTGAAAAAAGAAATGGCAAATAGAGTTATTAGGGGAGATATTTTAACAAGTGATTCCGTAAATTCTCTGTCATTTCCTGCTGAGGTATTTTATAGGAGGTTAATGTCAGTAGTTGATGATTACGGTAGGTACGATGGCAGAATTTCATTGCTGCGTGTTTCTCTATATCCATTACAAATAAATAAAGTGTCTGAAATTGATATAAATATATGGATTAAAGAGTGTTTCGATGCAAAATTAATAATTGTTTACGAGGTTGAAAATAAGCCTTATTTAGAAATTTTAAAGTTTAATCAGGTACTAAGAATTAAGAAATCTAAATACCCATGTTATACACATGTTATACATACGATAGACACATGTACGTCTGAAACGAATAGAAACGAATCCGAAACGAATCCGAAACGAATCGAAAATTTAATAATAATACAGGGAGAAAAGTTTTTAAAGAAAGGATCTGAAGTCTTACAAAATGAATACCGGTCAATTTTATATTCTCACATGAGGTCAGGTTGCTCTCTTTATGGATTTACAGAAAAACAGATTTTAGATAAATTTGATTCTGAATATCCTAATTATGAATTTAGGGACCGTAATCACCTTTCAAATGCTGTAAAAGGAATTGGTGAAAAGTTGAAACCTAAAAAACAATTTAATCAACCTGAACAAAACATAAAAGCATCATCCAATTATGGCAAAAGAAATTAAAAATAAAAATATTCAGTATGTAGATGGGAAATTACCCCCTTCTGCGCCAGAACTTGAAGAGGTTATATTGGGGGCTTTAATGATTGAAAACTGCATTAATGAGGTTGTTAATATACTTGAGCCTGCATCTTTCTACAAAGATGCCCATGTAAGGATTTACACTGCTATATTGAACCTTTTTAAATTATCAAATCCGGTAGATTCAATTTCAGTAATGATGGAATTAAAAAGGACTGGTGAACTTGATATTATTGGAGGCGCTTATTACCTTACAGGATTAACTGGTAAAATAAATTCATCGGCAAACATAGAATATCATTCAAGAATTGTTCAGCAAAAATTCATTCAAAGGGAATTAATAAGAATTTCAACATTATCAATAAACAGTTCATACGAAGAAAGTGCTGATGTATTTGATTTGTTGGATAGTGCTGAAAAGAATTTATTTGCCATTACAAAAAACACTTACAAAAAAGAGCCGAAAACATCAAGTCAACTGGTAAAAGCTGTTATAGATCAACTTTCTGAAATAATGAAAAGGCCGGATGGGTTGAGTGGTGTTCCAAGTGGGTTGCAGGAGTTAGATAAAATAACAGGTGGGTGGCAAAATTCCGATTTAATAATTATTGCCGCCCGGCCATCAATGGGAAAAACCGCATTAGCTGTTACTATTGCCAAAAATTGTGCGATGATGTTTAAAATACCGGTAGCAATATTTTCACTTGAAATGTCAGAGTTTCAATTGATGAAAAGGATAATATCGGCAGAAGCTGAAATAAATTCTGATTTACTAAAAAATCCAAAACAATTGGAATCATGGCACTGGGAACAAATAAATATAGCCATTGGAAATATCGCAAATGCGCCATTATTTATTGATGATACTCCCTCACTATCAACTTTAGAATTAAAAGCAAAGGCGAGGCGATTAGCTGACAAACATGGAATAAAATTGATAGTTATTGATTACATACAATTAATGAGAGGTGATAAAGAAGGAAACAGGGAGCAGGAAATATCTTCAATAAGCAGGAATTTAAAAGCATTGGCGAAGGATTTAAATATACCTATCATTGCATTATCTCAATTAAGTAGGGCTGTTGAAAGTCGTGGAGGTGATAAAAAACCAATGCTATCAGATTTAAGAGAATCAGGAGCCATTGAACAAGATGCCGACATTGTATTATTTCCTCATAGGCCTGAATACTATGGAATAAAAGAAGATGCTCATGGTAATTCTACTTTAGGGTTGGCAGAATTGATAATTGCAAAACATAGAGATGGATCATTAGATACTGCATTTACAAGATTTATAGGTCAATATACAAAATTTGTAGATATAGAAAATGAAAAGAAATACAACAATTTACAGCCCAATAAAAATTTTGAAACTGAGAAATCAAATTGGGATGAAAGCTATCAAGAAGTACACACCTAACCCATTTTAATTTTTTGAACCAAACAAACAAGTAAACCAAAAACAAAATAATAATTATGAAAACAGAATATAAATCCTTTGTATGGAAAAACTTTAGATGGAAAAAACCAATACAGATTAGCAACAATAAGGTTTTTTGTCCAAATTTTAAACATAAATCTTTTTACATATTATTTTTTTGTAAGTGGGGAATAATATTTAATTCAAAAACATGGACTTACCCACAGCGAACGTTTATTTATAATAAACGAGCAAAGCAGTATAAAGTAACGAGCATATTATATGATGATTTTAAAGGCTTTTAAACCAAATTACTAAAATAAATGGAAGACCGAATAAAGCAACTTGAAAACCAAATTACCCTCATGGAGGAATTGGTCGCAAAAGAATTGAAACGGCAATACCCGTTTGATTCGCCAACTATAAATGAATCGCAGTTTATTAAAGATTGGAATTTGATACTTAAAAAATGAAAATACAAATCGAAGAAAAGAAAGTTGTTTTAATTGAAAAAACGTACCATTTTATGATAAAAATCGATGGAGATTTATATTTTATAATAGTTCAAACTCAAACTATTGGTATAAATGGAAAAGAAACTGTTGTTTCTAAAAAACGAGGTATAACATCATTAGATTGCAGGAAACGATTAAGGACAGCACAAAAGAAATTAATAAAGAGAACAATTGATACGATGTTCTAATGATTATGTTATGCGGTTGCGTATAACGTACACAGCCTTACGCTGACCGTTAGCAAATATAGTACGTGGAAAGGTTTACGTTAAGGGTGGTGTTAGGTTGGTGTGTAAGCCCTTCGAGCGTGAGGCAGTAAAAAAATAAGGAAAACAAAAAAGGATGGCGTGTGTGAGCCTTTTCACACGATATAAATAAACAGTAAAATGAATAGAGATTCTTTTCACCAAGCTATTTCCATTTATCATGGAATAAAAGCAACAGAAAATAAACAATCTGAATTATATGGATTAAGAAGTAAAGTAGTTCAAATTTTGGAAGGGCACATTGAAATACCAGAGGATGAAATATTTAATCTTTTTCGTCAATTAGAAAAACTAAGTGAATATTTAGAGAAGGATATTCAAAAAGCGTATAAACAAATTGAGGGATTAAAATGAAAAGTATAGTGGCGTGGGTGAGCCTTTTCACCTTATAATTAAAAACAAAAAACAAATGAAAACAGTAAGAGCAAAATTTAAATGTAATTCGATTACAAAACAATTAGGGTGGGGAGGTAACAAATTCCTATTTGCAGCAAAATTCAACGTAGTTACGGGTGATAATGAAGAAAACAAAACATTCTTTGCATCAACACCAAGTGGAACAATTGAAGCGTCAACAATTTTGGACAACCATTTTGAGGTTGGTAAAGAGTATTTCGTTGACTTCACGGTTGCTGATTAAACCTTTTACATTTTTGAAAAAATTACAGAGAGCGTGGGCAAAAAAATAAATTTTAAACTTGCTACTAACGGGCAAATATGCGTTTTTCACGCATATTTTTTGTTGGCAGCTGGGCA